ATCAAAGATGCAAACTCTCCTAACCATGTTGAACTTCTTGATAGTTTCCAAATAGCTTCAACTCTATCAACCGCCATGTCATTCCAGCCATTCATATCACCAACTTTATTAAAATTACTTGTATAACTTCCAATACGAGATTTTTCCCATAACCTTCTATATTTTAATGCAGTATAATATTGAACATTATTTAAAACTTTTTTTGATCTTAAAATATCCAAAGAACTCTCGGCAACATTGATCATCACAACTCTGCCTTGACCTCTAGCCTTTTCTTTTTTAGTGCCAATAAATCTAGGTTTTACTTTTCTTTTATCTTCTGACTTAATAGCTATCATCAGCTGATAATAGCTGATTTGCAATATCTTGACAATGTTTAGCTTATAGGTGTTCCATCTCTCATATCAAATGCTAATCGGTGTCCCTCTTTATCAATGAAAATTATTTCTGGGTAAGAATATGACAACATTGAAAAATTTTTGTTAAGTACATCAGGAAATTTAGACCTAAACCAATCTTCGTGTGTCATTTGTTTCTGTTTGATTATTTTATCTTCGTCAAGCCACCTCTCTTGACTTATGAATGTAGAAAAATGCGGAATAAACTCAATGCTTGATGCTCTTTCAACTGTTTTATTGTATTCAGATACAAGAATATTACCATCAACCTTATCTCTAATTTTACTCCATTTTTGATAAGCAACTTTTTTTGATCCTCGTCTAGCTTTTAACTTTTGCCATATTTCATTAAATTCGCCTATATATTCTATACCTTTATTATTACCTTTATTATGATTATTGTTAATTAATTTGACATCTGGTTTGCTAATTGGATCTTGGTAATTATCATAATTTAATATTCTAATTATGTTTGGGAAGTCTGCTGATTTGCTATTATCTTTGACAATTAGTATGCAATTAAATTTTACCAGTTTATCTAAATAATACCTTACTCTGTGATTTTCCCAGTTCCAATATGCAGACATATAAGAAACAGAATGGCACAATTCTCCTCTTTTTAATTTTGTAGTCTGTGAGCCAATTGTAAAATCTCTATCTTTAAAACTAGCTTCTAATAAAAGCCACAACCAAGCACCAATTTCACAAAATTTTCTATCTCTTTTTTGTAATGCTGGGTGTTGTAGTATGCTTCTGTCAATTTTGATATAACCTTGCATAAATTTTTTTCCTCTCTTGTAAGTAGTCCAAATGCTTGATTGTAATTTTTTTACATGGACTGATTTTGGCATAATATAACGATAAGTCGTATGGATTTATACCAAATTTTTGAAAAAAACGTACTTCACCAATATCGTGTTGTAATTTATGAAATTTATAAATCATTGGAATTGTGAAATCAGAGGGTTTTAAACTTATGCCAGCATCAGATAATACTCTTATATGACAAGCCTGTGCATCTTCTTGTCCTGTTATGCAACAAGGTTGTTCTCTTATAAAATTTAAATGTTTTGACGATCTGTACATTATGAGGCAAACTACTGTGTTTACAATTAAACATGGAGGAAAATGTAATTTGCCTCTGCAAACACACTAATAGTCTCAAAAAAAAAGTCAATATTCTATTTACTGACCATAAAAATTATAATAAATCTTAAATAAGCTTAATTTTTTATGGAGGAATACATGAAGCTTTTTACAAAATCACAACTAAAAAAATTAGTTGAAAATCACAAACAACAAGACGGAACTAAATCTTTTAAAGCTGTTGTAAAACTTTTTAATCCTACTGGACAAGGTACTTGGTTTCTTTCAGAATATAACCCAGATCAAGATATTGCATTTGGTCTTTGTCATATTTTTGAAAAAGAACTTGGATATGTAGATATTTCAGAGTTAAAAAACTACAAAGGAATGTTTGGTCTTGGCATAGAACGAGATTTACATTTTGATGCTAATAAATACACATTAGAAGAATGTAAAGAAATGATTAACGTTTAAATATGATAAGTATTGAGTCAAGCAGAAATAGAGATTTAATTTTTAGATGTGAAGATACTGATATTAACAGAACAATTATACATTTAATTGTTGCAATCTTTAATATGCTTGACTCATCAGCTGACTATACAATAGGAGGACTACATTGAAAAAAAAACTGACACCAAAACAACTTGGTTGGAAATATTTAGCATTTAATATGAGCAAAGAAGATCACAAAGAATATTCTGAAAAATTAGATATTCTTGTTAAAACAACTGGTTTAAATAAAAAAAGATTAATTGTTCATGTAATAGACGATTTTTACACTAAAATAATAGGAGGAAATTATGAAAATTGTATTGATGATGATGGCAACATTGATTTTAATAAGTTGTGCAAGCCAACCTATCATTGATAGCCGAGGAGGTTCAGGAAACATACCTCGAGATGCAGAAAGAGTGCATGATGATATGTATACTTGCAGAGCTATAGCAGAAGATCACACCAACCCAATACTAGAAACATCAAAAAAGGTTTACAACTTGACTAGAGCCAGGCTTTTATGGATTCCACCAAAAGCTGAGAACAAATATAAAAATATTTATGAAAAATGTTTGGAGGCAAGAGGACATTCTGTATTATCATGGGAATAGTAAACACGATATTATCTGTAATTAATTTATGTATTTTATTAGTTATCGTATATTATATAGATCAGTATGTGAAAGCTGATTGGTGTTCATGGGAAATAGAAAAAGGAATCTTTTTGCTTGAAGATATTTTAAATAAAATAGAAAGTAAATAAAATGGTAGGAAAACTAGGACAAAGACCAAAATTAACGTATGATAAACCACCTGATAAAATTAATAAATATTTTGTAACTAACGAAACGTCTTTTAGAAATAAAATGAGATTATGGAAAAAACTTTTAGAAAGAAATAAAAATGTCAAGTAATCAAATATTTGTATGTAAAGAGTGTGGTGCAATGTGTAAACATGATGAAATTTCTTACGAAGATATATGCTTTGAATGTACAGATTGGGAGGATATAAATGCCGAATGGTTATACTCATTACCATTTCAAGCTGACTAGAAGAGAGTCAATGGCTTTGCAAAAGTTTTTACTTAATGAAAAATTAGATCATTTTGATAAACAAGCTTTACCAAGAGTTGTAGACAAAATATTAAACGGTGAATTACGTGAAATACCAAAATAAATATTTTACTAAACTTGGAAAAATTATAATATTGATGACAATAATAGGAGGAATTATATGTCTATACTTTCTGATTTAAATTATCGGCATTCAGCTGGTAAACTTAATAAATTAAGAAATGATCCACAAGGATTTGTTGCTGAACAAATATTTAAAATTATAAGCAAAGCAAACGATAAAATGAGAAGAGGTAATGTAACGGAAGAAGTTGCAAGATTTATCTTACACCGTGATCCTACTGATGCCGATATACTAAAATACACACAAAAAAAGGCAGAAGAATACCAAATTGAAGATAAAGAAAATATTGGTTGGTCAATTGCTTGTGCTTCTAATATGGCAAAAGAGTTAGAAGGTAGACAGTTAAAAAGACCTACAATATATCAAGAAGAATTTAGAGAACACTTGCCAAACTTTAAATATTATTCTTTAGGTTATGGAGATTTTACTTACGCAGATATAACAGTAGATTTAAAAAGTAAAGATAGAATGCCAAATTTTGGAAAAGCAGAATTTTCACATATTCTGCAACAATCTTATTATTGGGGTATGAGTGGCAAAAATAGAAGGTTTGCACTTTTATATTCAACAACAAAAAAATCTCTTTTTATAGAGATACCTCAAAAAGAATTAGCTGAAGGTTGGGAAATAATGTTAAACCATATGCGTTGCATAGAACATTACGATAAAATATGCAAAACAAAGCAAGATTGGTTGAACTTATTTCCGTTCCCTGATACTAATACTTTCTATTATAGTGATGAAAACTATAAGGAAAAAATAATTAACCTCTACAAAGGAGCATATAATGAAAACAATTAACTGCGAAGTTACTAAAGTTTTTGGCAGAGATCCGTCAAAAAAAACACAAGGTTTTAGTTTTAGACCTTTAGAAATGACTGAAGAAAATATTGAATATTTTCAGTCATTCGATAAATCAAAATGGGACAACAAGTTTAAAAGTATAGCTTGTAATATATTTCATAACAATAAACCTAATCCAGATTGGCTTGTAGAAAAAGCACAAGTTGAATTAGATATAATGAACAAAGACGGTTGGCTAAATATTGACATTGCCTCTGTTAAAGTTCTTAAGCTACCAGAAGGATCTTTTGAAGATGATGTAGAGCAACTTGATGATGATTTTGTTGCAGAAGAACTTGAAAAAGAGCTTAACACAGAACAAAAACAATCTTTACAAGATCAGAAAAAAGAAAGAATGATTAAACGAATAGAAAGTCTTGTTAATAATTATGGTGAAGTATTTAAAGTTGTAAATGCTCACAATAATTTAGTCTCTCTCGATACAAGTTTAAAAAAAGATATTGCTACACATATCAATATTACTTTATCAAACGAGGGTTACTAACAATATGAGGGCTAGGACTTCTAGTTTACCTCCAAGAATTTAAAGTCCTAGTTCTCGCCAAGAGGTTTTATGGAATGGACAAATCCAAAATATTTAGAAAAATTAAAATCTAAATCTTACGACATCTGTATTGATGCAAGAGAGTCAAAAGCTGGTGTTGAGTCTTTGTTAAGACAACGTGAACGATTAAAAAGCAAATTATTTATTCAATATAGACAAGAATGTTCTTCAGATAAATTAGCTGAAAACATGGCAAAAGCAGATTACAAACTTGAAGAACTTGATAAAAAAATAGATTTTGCAGATGAGCAAATGGCTAGAAATTGGGGCATTAAAGAGGCACACCTTTTAGAATGTGAAATTGTAAGATCACAAATTGCAACCAGACGAGAGGAGTTAAAAAATGGAGTCTAAAAAATTTATAATAAAGGCACCTATATGGAATGGAACTGACAGATGTATTGGTATTGCACCATTTCGTTTAAAAAATAACAGTCTAAGGGTAAGTTGCGGATATAAAAATAAACAAGGTAACAGAATATGGGAAGGCGAATTATATGTTTCAAAGACATTTGCAAATAAATATCCGATAAAAGAGTACAAATGGGGAAAATGTTATGTAATCAACCTACAAGAATTAATTGAATACAACGAATGGATAGAAGAAAAAAGACGAGAAATGATGACTACTACTTGGTCAAAAACATACACTAAAACGCAGATAAATGAGATTTTGTTGAAAAACCCTAATATTTCAGACATCTGTAAGATGTTCCCTGGTACCCAAATTGAACCAAATCCGTCATAGCCTATCAAATTTGATCGTACAAGCAATATTGTCTCTGGGAATATCACAAGACCAATTTGGTCTTTTATACCTCTAAATCATGCTTAAAATCGCATAGAACAAGTACAGAATATACATTTATTTTACATTTATTGTTTACTGGTACTGTCTCAGTGATATTATTTACTCAGTTAAACAAAAAAATTACTTGGAGGTAATAATGTATATAAACAACCAAAAAAGAAAACTCGATCCTAGAGATTTAGATACAATTCAAAATGCAGATTATTTTACCTGTATATACTATAAATCTCAAGGTCGTAAAATGAGATCAGAATTCAAAACTTATTCTCAAGCTTATTTTACTGCATTACAAACACTCAAACATTCAAAGACTTCCGATGAAATTTTATACAAAAACAAATTCATGTTTTATGCTGTAAAAGGTACATCGCAAGTATTAATTGGAGGGTTAAAATAATGATTGATAAAATTAAATATGTACCGATTATATATAACACAAGTCGTTTCATACCTAGGAAAAAAGGTTTTTACCACCTAGTAGAAGATCCTGATACTGGTCAATATAATCACAAAATTTTTATAACTGATCCTTATTCTGACCTTACTGGTAAGATAGCAGTTGATCCTATTAGTTATTATGGATTAACTGAGGAATGGTTGAAACATTTTGAAAAGGTGCAGTAATGGAAACTTTATTATATTACTTTTTACTACCAGCTTTCTTTGGAGGGTTGGTAGTATTTATTTTATTACTAGCTTATCAATATCAAAAATGGGAGGATAAACAATGAGACTTGAATTTAGTGAAAAAGAAATGTTTTTTATGTGGAGTGCATATCACAATAGAAATGGTCACGAATATTATTCCGAAACTTATAATGAAAGAAAAACATTAGAAAATTTTTTATATAGGAAAAATTATAAACAAGTAAGACAAACAAAGAAATTATTTGTTTTATTGCATTGCATATCCACTAGTGAAAGTGCAAGTGATTCCATATCTAATGGCGATTTGACAGAAGATGAACATAAATCTTTATGCAAAAAATTAAAACAAGCATATATTAATTAATTGTTATAGCGAAATCTCTTGGGCGGATTGATCCGTCCAAGAGTTCATCATCTTCCAATTCAGTCATCATTATTTCACCCTCAATATCCAAACCAGAATAAATATTATGTACTGTTCCTCTAAGAGTTTTTTCAAACTCTTTTGTATGAGGTAAGTGGGGAGCTATATCAATCAATTCAAAACAACCTAAAGCCAGATCAAGAGTTTTGACTGTGTAAAGAACTTTAACAAATGTAAAAATGTTAATGTCTTTGTGTAAGACAATTTTTACATCTGTCATTTTTTCTTAAATATGTCTGCTCCTTTAAGTCCGTATATACTAGCTACGACTCCGATAAACAAACTCTGATACCAAAAAGGCAAATTTGAAAACTTATCGAAGAAAACATCTAACTTTTGTTGTATTAGTGGATCATCACTAAAAACACTCCATATCAATAAAATCACCGGGGCACTTACGAGCAAAAGCACGAACTCGTCTTTCCAGCCTTTGTCGTTTGATTGTCTTACTTGGGCTTGATATTCTACTTCTCCATTTGCCATTTTTTGTGCGTGTAGCATTGCGGCATCAGACTCTAACATTTTTCTTTTCTGTCTGTTGGTCATAATGTGAGTACCAGCTCCAACTGCTAATTTTACTATGTCTAATATCATAATTTTCCTATCATATCTGAAAGTATCAAAGCTCTTGATTTGACTTGAACCGCCCACCTACTATCCAACATCTCTGCTTTAGCTTTTTTTACATCTTTATCTCTAAGAGCTTGTAGAAAGTTTTTAAATTTTAAAACTCTTGGCTTGCCTAAGTTAAAACACATCTCAATCAATACTGATTCTATTATTTGTTTTTGTTCTTCTGAATAACCATTCAGACCATTGAGTTCATTATCAATAATTGATTGTCCGTCATTTTTTGCAATTTCATAATCTTGATTGAATACACCCTCTAATTCTTCAGGAGAGTAAATTACACCCTCCTGAAAATTATCGTCATCAGTTACGAGATGCCCAAATCCGATAGTGGCGTATCCGAGACTATCCCTGTATAGGGTTGGCGAGAACCCTTCATGCCCTTTGAT